AAGCGTTGGATTGATAGACGGATTAGGCTTGTCTTCCAGGACGATCTTACCGGCATTGCAGGTGAATATCCTGCGGATCTCACCGGGATACTTCGGCTTGGTAGTGCGCGTTATGCCTATCTGCTGTCCTGTATCGTCATATAAGGGCTCATCAGCACTGACCTTTGTTCTGTCTTTCACCCAGCATTCAACAATAAGAAGCTCTTCGGTCTCGCCCTTGCCTGATCCCGAATCACCTAACAGTGTCTTGATTGCACCGCCTATTGTGGCAAGGGTTGTCTTCTCTTCGCTGCTTCCTGCCATGATCTCCCGGCGCTCATCTCCTAGATCCTTAAGATGCTCACTGTCCGATCTCAGATCCTTGGCAAATTTAGGCCACCGCCTCTTGGCCTCCCTAAGTGTCATAGAATGAAATTCAAGGATTGCCTCTGCCTTGCGAAATGGTGCTTTTACGGGTATCCATCCGAGGTGATACGGGTCAATCGTGGAGGTCTCTATCTCCCCCATGCCGTATTCAAGCGTAGGATTGAACATAACCTTTTCAAAGACTTCCCCGTAGGTTTCACCTGTCCGCATAGACATCTCAAGAACTTCCTGCTGTTCCTGGTCCTGCCACCAGTATTCAGGCGTCTTCTGTAGGGTTTCAAACATCGCCGCCTTCTCTTCCGGTATCATCCCTAACGGAGCGACGTTGAACGTTGGATTGTTGTCCGTACCTTCGTTTACCGTGCGCTCCCGATGCGTATAGATGAGATTCGCCGTATTGAGCGGTACTTTATCGCTCTTCTGCTTCCATGGCCTATTCCTTCCCAGCTCATAACTGCGCTTCCACATCTGGGGTCTGCCTGTGGTTTCCCTGTCTTCCATCACTTCGGTGACAAGTTTGAATATTTCCATCCCTACCTTGTCGTTTCCCTCGGGTGACAGCAATTCCTTTGTAGTCTTCTCAGCCATTGGTCTCATCCTTATGTTTGTGTCTCATATGACTTTTCAGCCCGATCTCTGAACCGCATACCTTACCGCAGTAAGGACAACGAAACGGCACAGAATCTTCTACTTCCATATATCCATCGCTCGTCAGCAGCCTGTGAGGATCGTTGAACACCCGCCGCTTACACATCGGGCATACAAGATCATCCTGTTCTATGGACGGCAACCATGTAGGATTACACTCACGATCCATATAGAGAGGCTTGAACATCGCCCCGGTGAGCGGAACCGACACCTCTATAGGATCGAACTGTGCAATGGGCGTACGGCATATCTCACATAACAATGTTTTCATATTTGTTTTTCCTCCAGATACTTGGTCAATAGTTTGATGATTTCCATCTTGATGTCGTGTCTTCTCCAGAATGATTTCAGGCCGATATGGTGGGCCAGTTGATGACAATAGGCGCATAGAGGTACACAATGACTGTCGGGCGCTTTGATTCCCTTTCCCGCACTGCCTAATGGTTCATGGTGCGCTACCGTCTCAGGAGCGCCGCACATTAGGCATGGCCGCGAGCGGATAAATTCTAGGTACGATTTGGAGCGATACATCATTCAACCGTCCCTATCCGCTTACCTTTGGTGTCAGGTTCCTGCTGTGCTTCAAAATAGGGATCACCGTCCATGGTGTCAGACGTTACAATGTGATCTATTGCGGGCATCTCGATAACTGGCTTGTCCTGCTGCTTCCTACTCAGGGCATAGCCGACGAATAACCCGATAAGCAGAGACAGAATAATAGTGGTTACGGGGTTTGAGATAATTAGAGCGTCCATCATAGAATTTGTATCTCCTTCTGTGTCAGTCCTAGCCTTGGTATATCTCCCGGTCTCCATGCCTTGCCATTTGCTTTCTTCCTGGCCTCTAAAAGATACTGTTCCGCCACGGTGTCGCCCCTTGCCGCCTCGGTGAAGCCGAGTTGAAAATACTCCGAGCAGAATATATTCCTGGCATCAGCGTTCACCCGGCATATGAGCTGCTTGAACAGGCTGGTATAATCGTATGGCCTGCCCACATGAGTTAATGCCCATGTCCCTATTCCCTTCCTGATCGGTCCGAGGTCGGCCTTTAAGGGCAGCACCCAGGCATGACCCTTCTGCTTTTCAAGCCGTGCGCTCAGGGGATTGAGAACCGTGCCGTGCTCCAGGGCCTCCAGGATGTAAACCCTCTCCCTGTCGTACTCCTTGAATCTGATCGCTATGGCCGTGTGGTTATATGGTGATCCCGTGCGCCACTGGATAGGCAGGCCGATGAGGGTATTGCTCTGGAATTGAATCGGGTCGCCCGTCTGAATGGCATCCCGCTTTGACAGATAGAGATCCAGGCTGTTGCTCATGCCATTGTCTCCACAACTTCGCCCCGGTCCAGAAAACTGTCCTCATCCGCCCATAGGTCTACACCCAGGTCTTCCAATGCCTGCCTCGATGCAAGCCTGGCCTCTGTCTCGAAACCGTCCCCCTCGTCCTTGTCCCGCATCAGCTCGTCAATTCTGCGTTCCCATTGAGACTTGCGCGGCTTGAGTTCTTCCAGAGATATGGGGCGGGACATACATATGTGGCATGCTGAATCGTAAATGTGATCCTCACCCTTGGTATCCACGTCCTCAATATCCAGTTCACTCATTACCATGTTTGGAATTGTCCTGATGAACTGCTCACAGGTGTTATAAACAACGAGCATCGGCATGGTTCTAGGGTTGCCCTTCTCGTCTACCTCATACCTCAATCGCTCCCGAAACTGCCTTATCTTGGTTTTCCTTGTGGGGTCGCCGGGAATCAGGTGCAGATCATATTTCTTATTCGCGAATACCTCAGCCGTAGACGGTCCCTGGCCTCCGGTGAGATAGCTTGGCTTTTTGCTGAAGCAGTCGGGCCCGGCCAGTCGGTTTATTTGCCTACCTTTGATTCCAAGGGCCTCCTCCCGCGCAATGATGCCCTCTGCAATCCTGCTGTCGGTGAGCCTTAACCCCTCATTGGCATTACCATTCCACCCGTACCACTCGGAGAAGCCATAAATCCTGTTATCCGCATCCACCCACCACCACATGATGCTGAACGGTGCGCCATAACCCCAATCAAACGTCATGTAGAGAGGGGCATGCTCTGGAACGGGTACAGGCTCAATGGTGTGGGCAACCTTTGAAAACTCGGGGAATGCCTGCCCCACAAATATATCCCAATCCCCATACCTGAACGCCTTGCGAAGATTTTCCGGCAGGGTGTTAAGCATTGCCCAATAAGACGGGTCCAGGTGAGGGTTATCATCCGCGAGAGAGGGAACGTAGGCGAACTGAGATCGGTAATCGTTGGGTTCTATCCATTCGATAGGGAACAGCCTATCCATCCATAACTGCTTCACCCACCCATGCCCAATGCTCCCAGGATTCGTGCCAGCCACAAACTGACACTCTACATCTGGTAATCCAGGCCATCTGAGCCTAGTGCGGAGAAAGGTGAATATGTCGTATTCGTTCTTGGTAAGCTCATCGACGAGGATAAAGGCGAACTCGGCTGACGCGTATTTACTTGGATCATCAAGGTTTCTGAAGCAGAGAATGCCGCCACCCCATTTCTCGTGCAGAATGAAACAGCGACCATACTCCTTATGGTCCTGATGCATGGTCCCGATCCATGAAGGGATCTCTCTTGATATCTTCTGTAGCTGCCTGTCCTTGAGTGATGGGTAGTCTTCGCAGGCCAGCATCCCGGTAACATTCCGCAGTCCAAACAGTTTAAAGATGACTATGAGCCGCCGTATGGCATACCAGCGGAGAAAGTAACTCTTCCCACCGCCAAGGGCTCCGCCGTAGAGCAGAAACTTTATCAACCCGGAATCAAGGTGCCTCACTGCCTCCATCTGACGAGGCGAGAATTTGGCAATATCCTTGTCAAAATCAGGTGTCGTTTCGGCTGATTGTAATATTGATGGCTGCTGGTTCATCTTTACCTGTCGAGATGACGTGCTTCTGGTCTATCAGCCCCTCGAACCGCTCATAGACAAGTTTTGCCGCCCTGGTATCGCCCTGCTTCGCCTTTGCGATCATCCTCTTATCCACTTCTGAAAGCATGGGCTTGTACCTCTGCCGCCTGCGTTCAAGGGCCTGAGACTCAATCTCTGTGATTTCCTCGCCAGTAAAATGCCGGTACATGGCATCTTGACCGATGCCTAGAACCTGTTTTGCCAGCTCAGTGCGATTCAGCCACTTATTCTCAGGATTCTCCAGGTATTCTAATAGCTTGAGGGTATGTTTCTCTTTTGCAGTCATGGCTATGCGCCGATATCCTACTGAGCCTTTCTTGGTTCAAACTCAATGACAGCCTGATCTTTCGCCAGGAGCGTGAGGTAGGCGATGCTCATGTCGTCTGTGTTGAACACGTCGAGGTAGATCCTGAGAGCGCCGTCCGTCATGGTCTGCGCCTTGACAACCTGGGCTTTTATCTTGGGTTCGCTCATTTCAGCCACTTGAACGAGAAGAAATACGCGATGGACGCCAGTATGCCTCGCTTCGTCTCCTGCGCCGCTTGCCTGACTGCTTCTTCCGCGATAGATATGAGATCTGTCCTGGTTGCCTGCGCGAACTCTCGAATCACTTGCTCGGTTGCCTTGTCCCCAAAAACATGCGCCAGGTATTCCATGCGATCCTCTCTGCTCATGCGTGTAGCCGCAATGTATGCCGCTTTCTCCTCGGGAGTTGCCAGCGATTGATAAAATAGTCGTACTGCATTCATATCCACTCTCCTGTTTCCATCATTTGTGCTAGCTCTTCGGCTCGGGGGCCTACTTGGTAATACCAGTCCGAATCTCTCATCTCGTCCGCCGCCTTTAGGTACATTGCGTTATTTAGAGCTGCCCTCATACGCTGGAATTTTGTATATCCCTGCACACCCAGATTAAATATCATTGAGATTACAACGGCCCTCCTTGCGTAGTTGAGTGCGTACCAGATAGGCGTGATCTGTTCTGCTGCTATGCCTGCGTGTAGGATGTCTTGGTCCAGTATCCACTCAGCCATATCCTGTGTGATTTTTCCCGTAGCGGCCAGGTAATGATCTATGTATCTGTCGATGCGATGCAGGGGATTTGCATCGAGATTATGCCCATAACCGATTGTGCGACTGCCTGCGGGACACCTGTATGTTATGAGTGACAGGCCCTCATGGCGTTTGATGAGATCGGATAGTTTACCGGACAGCATATTAAATATATCGTAGTGATTAGAGTAAACGTCTACCATTATGGTATCCTCATCTGTCTGAGACGTAATTTAATGCGATCAATGGCCCTGATTTTAACCACGCTCACCCATGCCGGGGAGCACAGAAGGGCTTTAGCTGTAGCTCGCTGTGTTAATCCGTCGGAAAATACTGATTTGATCACCTCTGCCTCAATTTTGGGCAGGGTTTCCACGATCTGGAAAATCTCATCTATGAGTATGTCGGTGTCTGGGTCGTCTGATCGCGGGTCCGGTTCATCATTTGTCAGCTCGGAGAAAAACACCTCACCATCTCTTCGACAGTTTACGGCGCTCCATTGATTTCTGATGCC